GGGCGCACGGGACATGCAGCTCAAGGCGATGGACTCGGATGATCCGCTGGTGCGCCGCTTTGTTTACTACTTCGTGTCGTTCTGGTCTGTGCTGTCGGCCACCTACATCGGCTTCATCACCTTTGGCGAGATCCCTGAGTCCAACATCCGCTTTGCTGACACCATTCTTGGCTTCGTCCTCGGCACGATGGTGGCCTCTATGTTCCAGTTCCTGCTTGGCTCCTCGCTGGGTAGCCGGTCTAAGGACAAGAAATGACCCCCAAGGTTGAGCACATCGTTGCCGCTGGGGTGAAGCAGGCCACAGCCCAGAAGTGGGTTGATGCCGTAGCGGCTGCTTGTCAGGAGTTCAAAATTGACACCCCGCAGCGGATTGCAGGCTTCCTGTCCCAGTGCGCCCACGAGTCCGGGGGGTTTGAGCGCCTGCAGGAGAACTTGAACTACAGCGCTGACGGCATGGCCGGGATCTGGCCCACACGCTTCGCTGTGCAGGAGCCGGACCCCAAGCGTCCCGGCAAGACAAAGCCGAAGAAGGACGCAAACGGCAAGAACATCCCCAACAAGTTTGCCCTAGCCCTGCACCGCAAGCCGGAGATGATTGCCAACGTGGTCTATTCAGGCCGGATGGGCAACGGCCCTACGGAGTCCGGGGAGGGGTGGAAGTACCGAGGAAGGGGTCTGAAGCAGCTCACCGGCAAAACGAATCACAGCAATTGCAGCAAGGGCCTCGGCGTGGACTTGGTGGACAATCCAGATCTGCTTCTGGAGCCCATCTACGCCGCTCGTTCGGCTGCTTGGTTCTGGTCTGCCAACAAGTGCAACGTCTTTGCTGATGCCGAGGACATCGAGGGCCTGACCAGACGAATCAACGGTGGCCTGATTGGGATTGATGACCGCAAGAAGCGCTACGCCAGTGCCGTGCGCTCCTTTTCTGCGGGTTAAGTGCGAAAATACCGGGAAACTTGCTCAAAAGTGACAAATTCACGGCTGAGACTTAAAATTCAAGCCGTAAAAGAAAGGCATCTGGAATGACCACTGCAAGTGTGATGACTTACGACTCGCTGGTCGAAAACGTCCAGTCCTATCTGGAGCGTACCGACACGGCCACCCTTGAAAAGATCCCGCTGTTCATCATGCTGGCGGAGCAAACTATTGCTTCCCAGATCAAGTTCTTGGGCAACTTGACGGTGCAAACCAGCACCATGACCTTGAACGCCAACGTGATCGACAAGCCAGCACGCTGGCACAAGACGGTGTCCATGAACATCACCGTGGCCGGGAAGCGCCAGCCCGTTCTCCTTCGTCGGTACGAGTACCTGCGCGAGTATTGGCCTGACCCAACGCTGACAGACGTCCCTAAGTTCTACACGGACTACGACTACACCCACTGGATGGTTGCCCCCACGCCCAACGATGACTACGTCTTTGAGGTGCTGTACTACGAGCGCCTCCAACCTCTGGACTCATCCAATCAGGTCAACTGGTTCACCATCTACGCCCCGCAGGCTCTTCTGTACGGCACTCTCTTGCAGGCTATGCCGTTCCTCAAGAACGACGACCGTGTGCAGTTGTGGCAGGCGCTGTACCAGCAGTCAATGGACGTTCTGGTGGCAGAAGACAAACTTCGTGTGGCCGACCGTCAGGCCGTGGCGATAGACAGCTAAGGATCAATTATGAGTTTCAACAGCCCATTTACCGGAAACGTGGTCCAGCCGACGGACGTTTCGTATCGCTCCGTCACCCTTTCGGCCAACACTCAGTTGGAGTGGCCGATCAACGGCAACGCCACCAACGACTATGCTGCCCGAATCATGGAGGTGACAGCGACCGCCGCTGGCCTTCAGTTGTGGATGCCGCCTGCCAACCAGACCTCTGTAGGCAACGACGCCATGATCCGCAACGTGGGGGCAAACACCTTCACTGTTTTCGATTACAACGGTGCCAACACCATTGTTTCGGTCGCACCGGGCGAGGCCAAGTACATCTACATCACCTCCAACCCGACGGTTGAGGGCACTTGGGGCATCATCGCTTTTGGTGCTGGCGCATCTTCTGTTGACGCAGCCACCTTGGCTGGCCTTGGCCTTGTGGCCTCGGGCGTGACACTGAACCAAAGCCACCCGGTCATTGGTCTTGCAGCGCCCTCGACCTTTGCAGCATCTCAGCGTGCTCAGGTTTGCATCTGGAGTGGCGGCGCTGGGTCTGTAACTCTGCCGTCAGCGGCAACGCTTGGCAATAACTGGTTCACCATGCTTAAAAATGCTGGAACCGGTACGCTGACAGTCAACACAACCGGCGTTCAAACTATTGATGGATCTACGCAAAAGAACTTCCAGCCCGGAGACTCTGCGTTCATCATTTGCACGGGCTCCTTCTACATCACCGTAGGATACGGCGTCAGCTCAAACTTCGAGTTCACCGTGCTGACCAAGCCCGTGACTGGTGGCCCATACACGCTGACTGCCAGCGAGGCCGCAAACAACATCCAGAAGTTCACCGGCACGCTGACAAGCAACGTGGTTGTGACATACCCCCCGGTTGTCAATTTGTATGTTGTCTCAAACCAAACAAACGCTGGCGGCAACACCCTGACGCTTACCACTGGCATCGTGGGTAGCGCCTCGGCCCAAATCCCTCCAAGCGGTCAAGCCACACTGATTTGTGATGGCACAAACTTCTTGAACGCCAACACATTCCAAGCGGGTGCCACGGTGATTCAGTTGACGGACGGCAACGTCGGCTCACCCTCTTTGCAATTTGCGCTAGAAACAAACACGGGTATCTACCGAATTGGCCTCGGCCAGTTCGGCATCACCGTCCTTGGCAACTTGATGCTTGATGTCAGTACAACAGGTATCTCATCACCCGGTACGGGCACCTTTGTTGGCGGCATTTCAGGTGGAGTGTTCTGATGACAAAAAAGGTGTTCGCTCTCGACACGAAGCCCGGAATTCAGCGGGACGGAACCTTGTTTGACAAAGAGGTGTATGTTGATGGGCAGTGGGTAAGGTTTCAACGTGGACGCCCTCGCAAGATTGGGGGCTACCGACAGATCACCGACTCGCTTGCAGGCCCCTCACGGGGCATTTTCGTTGTTCCGCGCAGCAACTTCAGCAACATCTACAGCGGATACTCTGACGGACTGCAAGTCATCCCTGTTGATGAAAACGGCACAGGCTCTGGCATCACCGACTACACCTTCGGCGGGGCCGTGTTGACTGTCAACGCTCTTGTTGGGGGTACGGGCTACACCAACGCTACCTACACCGCTGTGCCCCTGTCTTACGTGACCTCTGGCTCTGGTTCCGGCGTGACAGCCACTGTGGTCGTTTCTGGTGGCGCTGTGACCTCGGTGACGATCACCGGGAGTGGTTATGGGTACAGCCAGTACGAGAAGCTGACAGCGACCGCTGCGCAGCTTGGCGGGGCTGGCTCTGGGTTTTCTGTTCAGATCCAGACAACAGCCTCTGCGTTCGTTCCCTCGGACGAGAATCTTTGGCAGTTTGACACGTTCACCGACTCCTCTGGGTCTGGTAACAACCTCTTGTTGGCCCACCCCTCCCGAGACCTGAGTGACCTTGACAGCGAGGTCAACACTCGCGTGCTGGCTGGCCCTATCAGCGGCACGAACTTGAACCCCGTGGGGGTTTTCACGCAGGTCGGGGCCACGACAAACGGGTCTCCAAACGTCACCCTCGCGGCTGCAAACTTCAACGTCGGCCCCGGCCAACTCGTGACCGGCCCGGGAATCCCTGCCGACACCCGTGTGCTGTCCATCTCCGTGACCGCCATGGTGTTGACCAAGAACGCCACAACCACCGAGGCAGCGGCCACGCTGACGTTCGACAACGAGGTTTCCGTATCTGGCGGCGTGGTGTCCCTGCACCCCTACGTCTTTGTCTACGGCAACGATGGCCTGATCCGCAACTGCGCTTCCGGGAATCTGGAGGACTGGGTCTCTGCTGAAGCCAACGCCGTGAATATGTCCACCGGCAAGATCGTTCAGGGCTTCCCCGTCCGTGGTGGCTCAAACGCTCCTTCTGGGCTGTTTTGGAGCCTTGACAGCCTGATCCGTGTGTCCTTCGCCCCCACCAGTCTTGGTATCGGAGGCACGGCCAACT